CAATTCTGTCTCGTTCCCGTCAATCTGCAAACCTTGTATTTTGCAACCACTTTTTCCATTTAAGGTTATTAAGCCCCTCGCAGTAGGTCCACTATCCGTATCAGTGGAATTATACCCTCGCTTTAAGATGGTAGCATTGCCGTTACCTCTTATACTTACATTATCCTTTGGAATATTTATGCTTGCCGTAATATTATAAGTTCCATCAAGGATGACTATTTCCCCGCCAGTTGCAGGCAAAGCCTCTAGTGCTTGTATAATTTCTACTTGGTCATTTGTTCCGTCGCAAAGATAGTCACAATTTTCTAAAGTCCACCCTGCGGTTGATGTTCCTATGACAAACCTAGCAACTTTTTTACCACCGCCGCTAATTGGTAAAAGTTTTTCTTCAAAAACAGCTTTACCAAGAACGGAATTCTGATCTTCAAACATAGTAACGACCTCCTTTACTTGGAGAGTAACGGGGGCAAGCTGCCCCCTTTGTTACGGTGTAGGTGCTGTTGTAGGAGCTGTTGTAGGAGCTTTCTGCATAACGCCGGAATTTTTCAACACTTCCAGAAGCGTTCCGACTGTGGTCTGCAACTCCTTGATAGCAGCAACTGCTGCGTCCAGATCGTTGAGTGCCGCAGCCTCAAGAGCAAGAGGCGGTATAAACGGAAGTATTCCGTGATTAGCAGCACGGAAGGTTTCCGGATAATCCGGAGTAGTCTGTACCGCCTTACCGAAGTTATTAAGATTTGTCGGTGCACCTGTCATGACAATCTCCTCCTTTACATCAATAAACGTAGTCTACACTATCGTAAAACCCAGTGAAATTCTGAGTCTTCGAACTTATTTGTGGTTCCTCGCTAAGTGCGAATATTGCATAGTCCTCGTCTATATTACGCTGGGGCTTGGTCACATCTATGCCGTCCCGGTTGTATATACCATAGATCAGCTTGTTTGGGTCAGCCGGGAGTTCCATAACGATCCATTCCAACGGGTTAATCGCGTGGTTGTTCTTATCTTCGGGCTTATTATCCCAACCTTCCAGGTCTGAAGCTTTTGCCTTGAATTTATATTCAGAAAGCTCCTTGACCAAACCCTTACATGAGCTGAAGATGCGTATTTTGCCGGATTCGAAGTATGTAGTCAAACGGTAAATTCTGGCGTCTAAGTCGATTGCGCCGGGTTTAAAGCTTATATTGTAGTCCAGGAAGTGATCAATAAGCGTCTTCTTGTTATAGTCTCGCTTCGTCCCGGATTTCGGGTCGATGATGGGCTGTCGTGCCCAACCACCTACAGGAATATCTTTGGTGTCTTCGTAAAACATGCGGGCAAGCTCTTCAACGTTCTTATTATTGGTACGTCTTTCCTTATAAATATACAATAGATTGTGTTCCTCGTCAATAGCACCGTACAGAAACACAGAATCATCGGCAAGGCCGTAGTCATAGGCCATGATCCGCTTCCAATGCTGTGGTATTTCGAACTCGTCCTGGGGTTCGACGATGCATTTCTGGGCTGAAGGATAGACCAGACCTTCTGCATAGAGAAAACTGCCGAATACATAGCGGTTTATCCACCATACCGGCTTGTTTTTACAGAGTTCTATGAGGAAATTCTGTGGCAGGAACTCATTCATCTCCGTTGCCGTGATATGGGAGCTGATGTTAGCGTCCTTTGATTCAGGAGGTACGCGGTATTCATCGATAATTGGCCCATGTTTGTATATCTGATCGGACACATTAAGGACTTCGGAGCGTATCCAGCCTGAATCCGGGTTGCTTTCTATGATGCCACGCCGCCAATCGGCTGCAATAAGCGGGATCTGAACCCCTGTTTTAGTGACACGGTACTGTATTTCACCTTGCTCATTGCGGACGGGAGCTGTGGCGGCCATATTTCTCAACCTTGACTTTAACTGAGTGAACGCCGCAGGCTTTACTTCCGATGCTTCCATGATGACAAACATCGTGAGGTTGTAAGATCTGAGTTTTTCAGGATCATCAAAAGGCCTGTACATGATACGGTGCCCGTTTATCAGATCCATATATTGCTTCTGAGTGGAATAGTCGCTGACAAATGCTGCCGGGATATCCGCTTCCAGTTCACGCTTTAGCGTCTGCTCATACTGGGAGGCGACATTGGCTCCAATCAGCGTATTGCCGTCGGGTGTCAGCAGCAGGTGTTTGTAGATTTCTTCCCTGGTAGTTGTAGTTTTACCTGAACCATAACCTCCGAAGTTGCCCGTGAAACGATGAGGGTCTTTGTGTACAGCTGCCTGATGTGGCTGAGGGATATAGGTGTTTATGTAGGTATTACAGCGGGTGCAGTTATACCAGAACTCTGACTCAGCACCTGACCAGGCTTTGCTTTTTTCAGTTGGGGCCCCGCATCGAGGGCACTTCGAGAAGTCACGGACAGCCTTCATAGCCTAGTTAATCCTCGCTTTTTTCATGCTGTTTACCGCCTTTCAAAGATTTCAAGTGGGCGGCTTCTTTCTTCGCCATCGCTCTGCGCTGTTTACGATTAGCTATCTTTTCATACTGTCGGTTGATAATGTTGTTCTCAGCCTCCAGAATAGCCTGAGTTGTCAGGTGCGGGCGCATCTCGATCTCCGGAGCAAAGTAGTTGAGTGTATTGGAAGCGGCTGCGTTGTACATGTCATAGAGTTCTTCCTTGACTTGGGTACGCTGATCTTCAGGGGCGGCCGCCACGATGGAGTTCATTGCCTGGAGGATACCGGTGGAAATGACCTGAAGGAAATCGGCAAGGGTCAACGTAGGGCGTTCATAAGTGACATGGACCTTGTTGTTCTTGATTTCAAAAGTGATCTTGTTATCTTCCATGTTAAACCTCACTTTCCCGATCGTGTTAGGTTATTTCTGAAAATAGTTTAACATAATGTGGAAGTTATTGCAAGCTATTTTAAGGGGCAGGGGGCTATGATTAAAAGTTAAAATGATTTTATGGATTACTAGACCACACAAAAACCAATAAGGGGCCCGTCATGTATCGTATAAAGGCTTTGTGAGGGGGTTTTAAACCCCCACCCCTATTATTTACCTTGATACGTTAGGAGGTGATAGTATGCAGCCGAACACAACGAAGAGAGTCGTCCTGGTCATCAAGAAAGGACCAGAGCTCTCTCCAGCACCGGCACAGCGCACTCAGCAGCTAAGTTTGGAGGAGGAGTGTAGCGTGCTCAGGGAAGAGTACCTGAGGAGGCTACACAACCTCAGGGTACAAACAGCTCTGGCGCTGCAGGCAATTGACATCGATAATGGCTACATAGCCCGCGATGCAATGGAGTGGCTATGTAGATGACAGCAAGGGGACTAAGAAGAAAGGAGGTGTAAACATGTCAGATTTGATCAACTATGCGGATTACGACCGAGCGGAGATCTTCGGATTTGACGATCCGGAGGATCCGTTGTGGGCACAATCCGCGGTGACCGAGAAGGAAGACGACAAAAATGACTAAAAATGAAATTTGAAAGGAGATTAGTTATGAAATATGTAACAATTAAAAAAGAAAGGTTTCCTTACGAGGAACCGAAGTACAGTGATACCTACACAGGTATCACAGGGAAGCATTTGTTCGTTAATATGCTTCCGACGGAGATTCCTGAGCTGTATGCAGTCAAGCTCAGGAACCTGGTTAACATACAGGATCTGGCGGAGGCTAAAGTCCTCCGTGAGCATCCTGAGTTAGACACTTGGACTCAGTACGGGAACAGGCCTAAAGGTTATTGGGCTCTGGTGAGAGCCCAGATGAGAAAAACACTCTACTGGGCAATCAACAAGCAGCCCAAAAGCCTGACCATATTCACTAATGTGATTAGTGGTCTAGGCTTCACAAATTCAACTGAGTCCTACACAGTGTACGGACTCACCCAGCTGTGCATGCAGCTGGGAGTAGTGACTCAGATAGTCATGCCGGACACAGGATATGTCTGTAAGATAGATCCTGTGGCCAACAAAAAACAACTGCCCGTATTTACCGGGCAGTTCATATGTGAAAAACTCTATCAGGCATTTCTCAATGGAGAGCTGCCTGAGGAGTTCAGGGAACAAACAGAGGCAATTGAAGCCAAGTATAAAAGGCTTCAAGCCTATAGAAAGGAGGTGCAGGACCATATCTGGGAGCAGATTAACATCAAGCTCTCAGAATACAGAGACGAGTGGAAAGAACAAAATCTCTACACTCTGCCCGAAAGACGCGTGTATGCCGTCCATAAGCAGGTGGAAGACATCCTGCTGGCATACAAAGCGTCTTTCAACATCCCAGCGAGAGATGCACTAACGCTGGATGATTTGAAAGATCCAGAACTGCAGCACAAGATAATGACTGTAGTAGGCCGCTATGCTCTGGCATTCGGCATCGATGCCAGAGTGACGGAGAGAGTGCCAAATTTTGGCACATATACTCCGAAGCAGTGGCTCCGTGATGACAAAGGAACGCTCACAGAGGCAGTGCTCCTCCGCAGAGCGTTAAAGCAGCAGGCACATATGAAACCAGACCCACTCAATGAGCTGCTTACAGCCTATGTACAGATAGATTACTATCTGTCCTTAGGTGACTTCAGCGAGTTCTTGGCTGAAGGCTACGGGCAGTGCGCTGCTTGTGGAGATATACTCCGCAAGCACGATGAAGTCTGCCCTAGATGTGGCTCTGTAAATTCTAATTATGAGCCACAGACAGTCCCTTACGACACAGTAAGGGACTGTGTTCTTAACAATTGGGCTGATTTCGAAGAGTAATAGCCCAAAACGTACAGGCTGTCAGTCCCATACGATAAAGCCACAGACTGTCAAATAATATGATTAAAAGGAGAGATTTGTATGTTGATTAAAAATGAAAATCTGGACAGAATGGCAGAATCAAAGAAACTGATGGAACAGTTCATGAGCAGACCGGTAACGATCAAACCGATCATACCGGTCGGTAGTCACAGAGCCGTATTCAACGGCTTTGTGACAAAAGAATTCCGAGAGGTTGTGGGGTTTGAAATCAAACTCCACATCAACGGCATAGACTACTCTTATGATATGCCATTTTCAGCATCCTCACCAGAGAATGCTGAGAAGCAGATGCGTATCTATGAGGGCATCATGAGAGACATAGGCAGACAATTTGGGCTCTACGGCGATGTCTATATAGACACGCTGAATGAGCATATTGGGAAGGAAATCGACCTACACGTTGTAGTTAAAGACGGTAGGCGATACACCAACTTCTACAAAGCAAAGGAGGTGGAACCTGAGACAGAAATAATTCAGTTCTAAAGTGTTATATGATCTTATCGCAGTGAGGCTCGCCCTCACTGCTCTTTTTTTTTGCCTCTATTATCTATTTTCGCTATTTATCTATCCCTTTTAGTTCTATCTGCATTATCCAGACTCTTTATTTACCTATATCTGTGCTTTTTGCCCTGATAATGCCCATTATCGGCAAAGAATCGCCCTATGTGTAACAATTGTTACGGGAATATTTGTCAAATTTTGGCTGTTATCACT